TTTCGTCATCGGCAACATCCAACTTCTGCTGCTCGTCCCCGGCATCATAGAGCTGTGGAAGACGTGGTTCAAACTCTCCGGACGAGGGGCAGAGCTCGCCACGATCCTGCTGGGAGCCGGGTTCGTCATCCTGGCCCAGACCTTCAACGCCGGCTTCTACCCGGCCCCATGGGACTTTATCATCAAGTCCGTCGTCGTCGCCCTGGCCGCCATCCTGGCCATCCCCGGCTACTACAAACTCGCCAAGCGTGCTGCCGGCTGGGTGAAGTCGTAAGCCGTGGATGAAAGCACCTACAACCGCTTCCGCCGCAAACTCTACGGCGCCACCGTCGTCCCCATCCGCGCTATCCTCTACCGCGTCCTCTTCTCCTTCGCCCGCCACGTCGTCGTCGAGCGCCAGCCCACCCGCGCCCAAAGGCGTACACTGCCAGCATACCTCCGCACGAGGCCAGCCTTGTTTGGCTTGGGCAGTCCGCGGGACGAGCCCGCCTCTGTGCGCGGCCCACGGCGGGGGCAAGAGGCCGGTGGGAGCGCCGAAGCAAAACAAGAACGCCCAGACGCACGGCCTGTACTCCAAGGACCAGGAGGACGAGAACCCGGACAGCCTCAGGGCCATCCTGGACCGGCTGAAGAGACGCCTGGAGAAACTGGAACGCTACCTTGAGGACCACTGGAACGACCTGGAACCCGCCGACCTGGTGCGGGTCACCCACCTCCAGGCGGAGACTGTCTCCCGCATCTCCCGCATCGAGCGCGACATCAAGCGCATGGAGAACGAAACCGGCAGCGAGAGCATGGAGGACACACTCAGGGAGGCGTACCTGATCGCCGAAACCATCCTCGGCATAGACCTGGGAGAACATCAGGAATGACTCCGGACCAGCCCGACCGGCTGGACCACCAGCACCTTAACACACTCAGAAAAACCCTGCACGAACTGCGCGAAAACCTCGCCCTGATCGACGAGCGCATGGCCGAATACGTGATGGACGTTGACGTGCCACTCCAGCTCGTCAAGCAGAAGCGCAAGACCACCAAGAGGCTAGAAGACCTCAACATCGAGCTCCTGCACGCCTGCCGGCCCGACGCTACCACCATCGCCACGTGGTTGACAGACTTGAGCCACTTCTCGCAACTCGTCACCAAACGCCCGCTCAGATCCTACCAGCTCGAGCCCGCCCAGGCCATCCTCGATTCCGTCCTCCACCACCGCGGCCTCACCTTCGCCGTGATGATGAGCCGCCAGGCCGGGAAAAACGAAGTGAGTGCCCAGATCGAGGCTTACCTGCTCCACCTGCACCGCAGGTTTGGCGGCCAGATCGTCAAGGCTTCGCCGACCTTCAAGCCCCAGACCACCAACTCGATCATGCGACTCAAGGACCGCCTCGACAACAACTGGGGCAGGGGATGCGTCAAGAGCCGGGAGGGTTACATCGTCCAGGTCCAGAAAGCGCGCGCCCTCTTTTTTTCCGCGGATCCACACTCCAACGTGGTTGGGGCCACCGCCGATATCCTCCTGGAGTGCGACGAAGCACAAGACGTCAGGGCCGACAAGTGGCAGAAAGACTTTCGCCCCATGGCGGCCAGCACCAACGCCACCACAGTCGCGTGGGGCACCGCCTGGACCTCCGAAACGCTCCTGGCTCAAACCATCGCGCAACTGCACCGCCTCGAGACACGCGACGGCCGCCGCAGGGTTTTCACTTATGACGCCGACGTCGTCGGCGCGGAAGTCCCACCTTACGACCTCTACGTGAAATCGGAAGTAGCCAGGCTCGGGCGCAACCACCCCCTCGTCAAGACGCAATACTACCTCGAGGAGATCGACGCCCAGGGCGGCCTCTTCGCAGAGATGCGCCGGGCGCTAATGCGGGGCGACCACCCCCGCCGCCACGAACCCGAGCCGGGCAAACGCTACGCGCTCTTGATCGACGTCGCCGGCGAGGACGAGACAGCCGGCGACGCGATGACGCGCATGATGATGGAGAACCCGAAGCGCGACGCCACCGCCCTGACCGTGGTCGAGGTTCAAACCGAGTTCGGACGGCTGCCGGTCTACCGGTGCGTGGATAGGAAACTGTGGCTCGGCGTCAAGCACACCAGCCTCTTCCAACAGATCCTCGCCCTGGCCCGGCACTGGCATGCAGTGTGGGTGCTGGCCGACAACACCGGCGTGGGGGCCGGCCTGGCAAGCTTCCTGGAGCAGGCACTCGGCGAGAAGCTCGTCAAGGTGACCTTCTCTGAGAGCCTCAAGAGCCAGTTGGGCTGGGACTTCGTCAGCGTCGTGGAAACTGGCCGCTACAGAGACTACGTAGACGACGAGCAGCCAGACACACGACAATTCTGGTACGAGGTGGCGACGTGCCAGTACGAAGTAAGACAGGGGCAGACGCAGGCGATCAGGTGGGGAGTGTGGGAGTCGCCCGCCTACGACGGCCTAATCGCCTACGGGCACGACGACCTGCTGATCAGCGCCGCACTCACCGCGATGCTCGACAAGCAAGCCTGGCCTGGGACCGGACAGAGCGCCGTGGTCCAGACAGAAGATGTGCTCAAGAAAATAGACGAGGAAGGAGAATGGTAACAAACATGACCCAAACCTACCCACTGCCCACCATCACCCGGTTCGCCTACGAAGAGGCCATGGAATGGTGTGAACGCCGCCAGGTCACAGTCTCATTCGTACGCATCCATGGACGCCCACGCGTCCAAGTGCGCTTTGGACCCACGATCATCGTCGAACGCGACACCTTCCTGGAAGCGGTCGAAGGCGCCAACGCCATAGAGGAGCGCCAGCCGGGGCGAGTTGTAAGTGAGAAACTAGTGAAGAGTTAGTGAAGAATCAGTGAAGATTCTACTTCCGACTAGATATATTATGACAACACACACCAGATTTGACATTATTTGAGAGGTTTACGTGAGAAAACAAGCACCCACCCTCGAAACAGAATTTGCCAGCGGCCACCACCTGGACGTCATCACCGGCCTCCAGCTCCTCCGCGCCAACGTCTCCGAACCGGCTGCCCTCGCAATCATCGAGACCGCCATCAGCGAGATCCGAGACCTCCGCGGCCAGATCCTCGCCATCAAACAGGCCGTCGCCATCCGCCTGGAGCAGAAGCAGAAGCAGGAAGCTCAGCTCCAGAAAGCGGCAGCCGACCTGCAGGCCAAACGTCAGCAGGAAGTAGCCGAGCAGGACAAGTAATGAAACTCCGTGAGCGCCTCGCCAAGCGCCTCTTTGGCGACGTCATTGAAGCCGCCGTCACCGCTGCCGTCACCGCACGTGTGGACGACTCGCGCGGCTGGCAGCAGCTCGGCGGCGACACAGGCACTACCGACCGCCCCTGGTCCGAGCGCTACGAAGACCTCACGGACGTCCTGGAGGCCTGGCAGAAGAACTTCCTCATCCGGCGGCTGGTCACCCTCACCCGCTCTTACGTCGTCGGCCGTGGCATCTCCATATCGTCCGGTGTGGGCGAGGTGGACGAGTTCGCCCAAGCATTCTGGAATCATCCCAAAAACCACATCTCCAGCCGGCTGGGGCCCCTGTGTGACGAGCTCACCCGCGCCGGGGAGATATTCCCCGTCCTGTTCACCAACCACGCTGACGGTATGTCCTACGTGCGCTTCCCGGCCGTCGCAGTGCAGGTCAGGGAGGTCCACACCGACCCGGACGACTACGAGACAGAACTCGAGTACGGGCAGACACAAGGCGCAACGATCGAACTCAAATGGTGGATGGGACCCGGGCACAAGAAGGCTTTCGGCCGGCTGCGCGGTGCGCCCGGCGGCCACCTCGACCCGCTCATGCTGCACTGGTCCGTCAACAAGCCTCTAGGAGCCATTCGTGGCGAGGGAGATCTCGGACCTGTCCTGCCGTGGGCGAAACGCTACTCAGAATGGCTCGGGGACCGCGTGCGCTTGAACAGGTATCGCACCCGCCAGGGCATCATGGACGTCACGGTCTCAGACGACGCCCTGGTCCAGGAAAAACGCGCTCAGCTGACCACCTCCAACCCCCTCGAGCACGGCATCTACGTGCATGGGAAGGGCGAGACGGTAGACCTCAAGCCCCTCGAGATCAAAGCGGCGGATGCCTCCGACGACGGCATGGCGCTCAGGCTGGCCATAGCAGCCGGGGCAAACGTGGGCCTCCACTACCTGGGCGAGGGCGCCAGCGTGAATTATGCCACCGCCAAGGAGATGGGGGAGCCAACGGCGCTGTTCTACACCCAGCGCCAGGGCGAGCTCTGCGACTGCCTCA